CGGCAGGCTCTACCTTCTTGACCCTGACACCGAAGTCAGCAAAGCAGATCTAATCCTTATCGATTCACCATTCGAGGACGAAAGAAAAGGCGCTGACCTACATCGTGGCGAATGCGAAGATTGCGGAAAAGCATTTCTGCAAGAATCATGGAGAGCGAAAGAAGGCGCTCACTGGCTGTGCCACCCTTGTGACGACGCACACGACCAAGCGATCTATGAAACAGAAAGAGAACTAGACGCAATGCTAGTTCGTGACGCAGTAGGAGGCATGATTTAATATGCTTGATCAAGTAACTCACGATAAGGTTTTCAACCGGCTCAATAGTTATGCAAACGATTTTCTTGCAGGGCGCAACATTCGCCAAACTGATGAAATCATAATTATCAAAGGGAACGCCATCCACCACGCATTCGTCAATCTTGAAATGCGATACCGCACATACGCAGAGGAATCATGGGTTGCCGAAGTGCTTGACGCTCTTGACCCTGAGAACCGACTCCAAATAACTGACAAAGAATTTGAACTCATGCAAATGAGAGAACTCCAGATACTTATGGAAGTTGAAACAGTACTCGATAGACAATTACAAATAATGAAAGAAAAGGAGGCGTAATGCTTACACGATTCTTAATAGATGTATTCATTACTGGTTGCGTAATCGGAATGCCGTTGGCTGTCTGGTGCGTTTGGAAATTTGGACCAGTTGAAGTAATGCGACAGGTAGGGTTGCACTCGGAGCAAGATAATGAGTGACGGTTTCTACGATGACTGGATAGCAATGGAAGAAACGCACGACCATCACTGTCCAATAGAACAACAGATACTCTCCCAATTAGAAGAAGTCGAAAGAGAGAGGGAAACTGATGGCAACTAGAGAAGAACAGAAAAGAGCACACGACCTTGCGACAAAATTGGCTCCGTATGCGTGGAACGATTTTGCTAAATCGCTAGTCGAGTTTTTCAACAAGAATGATTTTCTCACACCGAAACAGATTGCAGCAGGGGAGAATCTAGTCCGCAAAGCTAAAGAAGGAGACTGGTCAGCGAGTGATGAGCCTCTGAAAGTGATGCCTCTGGTTGGGCAGCAGGAACCTGAAGCCCCAACATACAATCCTAACGAAGAACCTTTCTAAGCTAAAAACAATTTGGACCGTTCGGTTTCTCGTAGGCCACCCCAAATGCCAAACTCAATTCTGTTGACCAAGCTGTATTCAAGGCAGTCTATTTTTACTGAACAAGTATTGCAGACAGAGATCGGATATTCGATTGAGGTTTTGTTGCGAGTCATTGGAAACCAAATCGTCGTATCTATACCTCGGCAAGCAGCGTAGGCAAACCAATCATTTGGGTTAACTACTTTTTGGCTTTTCCCGAAGCTGCTTTCTTTGCTGGGGCTTTCTTAGCTGCTGGCTTCTTTGCAGGTGCTTTCTTTTTCGCCGGTGCTTTTTCCTTAGCTGCTGGTTTGCCGGTTAGCTTTGCCCATGTTGCTTCATCGACGTAACCTGAAATGTCTAATCCGTTGTCGCTCTGAAAGCGTGCAACGGCACGATCAGTTCCGACAGCGTATCGGCCATCAATAAAAATAGAAGCGCCATGCTCATTCAATAATGCTTGCAAGTGCCGTACTGCGTGAGTGTTGCTGTTGTTGGTTATTGATAATGGGGGTGTTCCTATATCCATTTTCGTCTCCTTGTTATTCGTAAAGGTGTTCGTCAGCGTCTTCAGGGATTTCTTGAAGTTGCTTCACCACGGAAGCGGTAGCGTCGCCGACAGGGGCCATCGTGCAGAACGCTCCTTTGATTACGCTGATCGCTGCCGGTAGTCCACCGATAGCTGCCATCTTGAGTGTACTGATGCCACCCATGTCCACGCCCATTCCTGAAGCTGTTAGTAAGCCGAGAAATGATTGTACGTAGGTGAAGATCGCTCTTTCAGCGATGTCTTTTAGTTGGTCTATGTTTAGTCTCATATCGTTTCCTTATTTGAGTAGTCTTGCCCAAGTGTTCTTACCTACGATTCCATCTACCACAAGCCCATTGTCTCGCTGGTATTGACGAACCGCTTTTTCTGTTTTGCGCCCCCAAATACCATCAGGGAAACCGCACTTGTAACCCTTAGCTGCGAGCCGTTCCTGAACGACTTTAACTGCTGAGTTCCGAGAGCCACGCCTGAGAGGTCGGCGTGCTACTTGTTCGCCCAGTGTGGCGAGCGCTGCTGCAACGCCTTTGAGGTTGACTTTGGTTTTCTTCACAGTCTTGGACTCGCTTTTTTCGCCCTTCATCGCTGGTGCTTGGAAGATACCATTTGAGTTTCTCCACTGGTAGTGCCACGGTTCGTACTGGGGCCGGAATACTGTTTGGCAAACTCCGTACTCTTTCGCCACTGGAATGAACTCGTCCCATTTCAAACCACGGTAGAGGCGTACATCTACCGCATGGCATAGGGAGTCCATGCCCACCTGTTGCATGTGGTAGGAGCCTTGCCACGGACCCTTCACTGGGTCTGGGAATTTCCTGTCTGGGTTCGCTGCTAGATTAAATCCTGAATAGCCTGCTTTGCCTTTGAGTTTGTTTTGATAACCGTCCCAAAAGTAGCGCTGGTCAGCATACGACCTACAGGCGCTCACCAATTTGGCGGAAGTTCCACCAAACTCTCCATTGAGCAACCTGTCAAGGCGTGCGACGAAAGTCGGGTGCAAAAGATCGACCCGAACTTTGCTATGAACGAGGGGTAGTTTGTTAGCCATGATTTCTCTGCAACTAGAGTAGCCGAGTTTCTGAGAGATGTCAGTTATCCCGAAAAGATAGAAAATATCTAAATTGTTTGTAAATAATGTTGCATAGTCCCCTAATACATGTATACTCAAGATATGAAGTTAAACACCAACCAAAACCAAGAAGGAAACAAAATGCTAACCAACAACCAAATGGAAGAAATCATAGAAGCAGCAATCCAGATCGGCGTGGACGGAGACTGCCCACAAGAATACGGCAAAGAACTCGGCGCTCGCTTAGGAGTCTGCTTACACGGCGGAGGCGAAGATCGTGACGTTGAAGGAACCGCTGCTCACACTTACTGGATGGTCTATCATCACGCTAAGAACGCTACAAGAGGGTTCTGCCGTGAAGCCGATGAATACTTCGGTGATGAATTTATCACTGAAGGAAATTACAGCAACCGAGTTCCACAAGACCGCTTGCGAGAAGTTCCATCAATCGCTGAGTTCATCAGCGACTTCTACGCTTACGTTGAAGCAAGGCGAGAAGCCCACGAAGCATCCCGATGCGACACACTGAACTGCGACAACAAAGCAACGAAGCGAGTATTCCCAAACGCAGGGCGACATGTCCAAAATGCTTACAGCGAGTTCAACTCACTAGAGCATGGTGACTTCTGCTCCAAGTGTGCGAAGAATCATCCTGATGCAGATAACGAGGAAAGCAGGACTTACACTTGGAATCACCTCTGGAGAAAACTAGAACCATGCGAAATGAACGCTCATGCTGCTGCAAAAGACTACCGCTGGTATTACCGCCACGGAACAGAAGCCCAGATGGATGCCTGCATGGAACGTGACTACATGTGGAGCCGTAGGGAAGTTGACCTAGCAGACAAGTACGAAGGCATACCACGAAGCCATCGTGATGAGCTACATTGGAAAGACGAGTTCAAGCACCTGAAAGAAACGACATCACGAGGTGGAGAATACCGACGAGGACACAAGACCCTCTACCCATACAGTAGTGATGAATCAATCCGAACATTTATGCGCAGGGCATACAGTTGGGTGATATAAAATGACCGGCGAAGAACCCATAACTGAGTACGCTGTGCCGAACTGGAAACAGGACTTATACCAAGTGACGGTAGATGGCAAACCTTTCGGGGAGCCAATGCCAATATCAGACGCTCATAATTATGCGCTTGATTTGAAATCAGTAGACCCACATCATGAATTTGATGTCATACCGGCAGGAGAATAAAATGCCAGAAATAAAAGAACCAGTTGGAAACCATTGGGAGAATTGCATTAAGTCAGATCAGTTCAAAGATGACGACCCTGAAAAATACAAAAAGGCTTTGACGCTCTTGGCAGAGTTGCAAGACATCCGAGCTAGGAAAGAAGCTCTACGTGAAGACGAACTTGACTGCGTGGAATCTATCTACCGCCTCCTGCCAAAAAGGGAAATGGACTTTGGGGGTATTGGTAGGGTGACAAGTACCAAATCATTAAACCGAAGATGGGACCATGATTCACTCATTCCGGTCATAGTGGCTAGGGCGCTTGATGATCGAAAGATTGACAAGGAAACTGGAGAAGTCTTTGAACGTGAAGCATCGGCAGTCGCTAGGGTGATGGCTGAGTGCGCTGGCATAGGGTACTGGAGACTAACCGCTCTCAAGCAATATGGGATCGACCCTGACGAATACGCCGAGACAACTTCTACTCGCCCAAGTGTGCGGATACAATCATAATGATGTAACCTGTCTCTACGAACACAATCTGCGCCAAGTTTGACTTCATACTTTTACATGGCGCTATCAAAAGCACCGTCGGATTTACTTCTTGGTTTACCGGCGGTGCTTTCCTTTTTAGAGGTAAAAAAGAAAATATGGGAATTGTTTGTAAATAATGTTGCATATCCCCCTAATACATGTATACTCAATATATGAAGTCAAACACCCAAACAGTACACATCAGCTACTTCGATCAAATGAGAGAATCAGGATTTGATCGACTAGCAGGACAAAGAAACATCGGACCCAACACCTGCGGTGGAGAATTACTGGAAGACATTAAAGTCTATGGAATTATCAAGCCTCTAGTAGTTAGAGATGAGAACGGTGAGTTGGTTCTTGCCAATGGGAATCACAGGCTAGCATGTGCGAGAGAAATCGGAATCACTGAAATCCCTGTAGTAATCATCTAGCGCTTGCCCCCATCATACGGAGTGGCGTGGCCTAGCGATACCATCTCATCATTCAAGGACGCTCCTTCGCCGTTCAGGATGTTTCCAAGTATGCGCCCGAACTTTCCCTTCTTGTCCAAATGGGTTTCCACGATTAGAGTCTCGGTGTTCCCTATCCAGTCCTCTACAAATCGTTTCGCTTCAAGTCCTTTTTGCTTCTCAACAAGATCTCTGGTTCGTGACTCTGGGGCGTTAATACCTACAAAGCGTATGCGTGCTTTCATGTGTAATTCAAACCCAAGATCAAGAGTGACGTCTATTGTGTCGCCGTCAACGACTCGTTCTATGTTAGCTCTGTAGTGATAAA